ATATTAATCATATAACTATGAGTGATTCTGATCTTAACTGTTTAACACTATTAAGTTTCAATGAACCTCTAGAGTTAACTAATTTTTGTTTAGATGCTTCTGCAGAAGAAGACTGGATTTTTAAATCACCTCAGACTGTAAGAAATTGTATTAATAAAGCTGAGAAGAATGGATTAGTTGTAAAAGATACAGATAATAAAAAACTGATCAAGCTTAATCCAGATTTAAAAGTTCAAACACAAGGAACAATACTTCTTGACTTTAAATTCTTAGGGTATGATACCAAAGAAAGCCAGTAAACTTTATACACAGCTGGCAGAAGAAATGCAGGTGGATGAGATGTTAGTAGAGACTTTAATAACCTCTTACTATAAAGAAATAAGAAGCTGTATTTCAGAACTTAAATATCCAAGATTAGATATAGAAGGGCTTGGTCACTTTGTTGTAAAAGCAAAGATTGTAGAAGAAAAGATACCTAAAATACAGAAGTCTTTAGAAGATCATGACACTTCTACATTTAATGCTTACTTTAACAAGAAAGGGAAAGAACAAAAATTAGGACAGTTAATAGAGATACAGAAACTTATATTAATTGAAGAACAAAGGAAAGAAACCTTTAAACTTAAAAAAGATGAATATATTAAAACAGATCTGGAAGGAAAGAAAAAAGATTCTTGAGGGTATAAAGAATACAGTTGTCAGAGATGAGTTTGTAGAAGACATTGCTTCTTTAAGATACAACATATGCCATGACTGTGATCAACACGGTGATGACTGTGCTGTTCCAGGAACATCTCCATGTTGTAATGAATGTGGTTGTTCACTAGCATTTAAGACCCGGTCACTTGCTTCAGAGTGCCCATTAGGTAAATGGCAAGCCTTTGCTACAGAAGATGAAGAAGAAGAATTAGATAACCTTAAAGATTAATATTATGTACATGGATCCAAATAAATATCCTAATGGAATGTTAATTAATGACCCTACTAAAGTAATTAATACTATTCCTGGACAAACTGTAACCACTACATCAGATGGAATTTTTACAAGAATGAACACAGTTCTGGAAGATCCATGGGAAAACCCTATAAAAGCTATAGAAGATAGAATTAAAAAACTAGAAACAGAAAACAAGTTTCTAAGACTAAAGATACTTTCTATAGAGGGTAAGTTTACACAGGAAGAAGTAACTAATATCAGAAAGATGTTGATATCTGAAGATGAAGCATCTAGAAATTTAGCTAATACTATTATAGAAAATGCTTAGCTGGCCGGAACTAGAATCTTTTTTGACTGATGGTATTTCTCCTCAAGGAAAAGATATACATTTATACATGGGTCAGAGTAGTGCTAATTGGATGAGTCATTACTTAGCAGTAGTGAATTCTGTAGATTATGTAGAATGGATGATGGAAAATAAAAAGATTGATTCTGAAACAGGAACAAATCTAATTAGGATGCTAAAATCTCCAGATAAAGATAATTTTAACATAGCAGTACTTGCTATAGAACAATTAAAGAAATGATAAAATTCAATGCAGATAATCATAGTTACTCCAGTATAGATGGGGAAGCTATTGACTGGATAAGTGTAACAACACTTGTTTCCCATTTCAAAAAACCTTTTGATGCAAAGAAAGTAGCTGAGAAAGTATCTAAGTCCAAGAAGTCTAAGTGGTCAGGAATTGATCCCACTATTATTCAACAGATTTGGACTAATGAATCTGATAGATCTCTTATGTTAGGTACGTGGTATCATAATCAGAGAGAGATAGATTTATGTTCTTTAGCTTCATTAGAAAGAGAAGGAGTAACTGTACCTGTATTTAAACCAAGTGAAGTTACCCAAGGGGTTAAGATTGCACCCTCACAAAAATTAGAACCAGGCGTGTATCCAGAACATATGGTCTATCTTAGATCAGTTGGTATCTGTGGACAATCAGATTTAGTGGAAGTAGTCAATGGTAAAGTAAACATCATTGACTACAAAACTAATAAAGAGATTAAGAAAGAGTCTTATACAAACTGGGAGGGTCAGTCTGAAAAGATGTTACCACCTGTAGATAGTTTAGATGACTGTAATTTCTATCATTATGCTTTACAACTTAGTATTTATATGTATATTATATTGAAGCATAACCCAAAATTAAAACCAGGAAGAATATTTATACACCACATAAGTTTTGAAATAGAAGCAGAAGACAACTGGGGATATCCAGTCATTAAAAAAGATGAAAATGGAGACCCTGTACTAAAAGAAGTAAAACCAATGCCGGTACCTTATTTAGTAGATGAGGTATTAGCTATCATACATTACTTACATGATAACAAAGACAAAATAAAAAAGAAATAATGTTAACCAAACTATTTGATGTTCAGAATGGTAAAGTAATTCCTACTGAACATTGTTATACACTAAAAGCTCTTAAAGATGTTATGGATGAATATCCAGATGAATATCTTAAGATCTATATGTACTTGTTTTACATGTGTTGTCCCAATCCGGATCTTAATCCATTTTTCTTTACCCCGGATGTAGATAAAGAGCATATGATACTTAAAGAAGTACAAGGAGATTTTTCTACAGAAGATGATACAATATATGTAGCTTTAATGTTTTGTCAAAAAATGTATGAGACACCAACATCTAGAGCATATAAAGGTATTGCATCTATGCTAGATAGATTAGCTAGATATATGGAGACTACTACAATAACAGCAGGCCGTGATGGAAATATTAATTCTCTTATTGCTGCAGCTAAGAACTTTGATCAGATTAGAGCTTCTTTTAAAGGAGCTTACAAAGATTTACAGGAAGAACAATCTAGCAGAGTCCGCGGAGGCATAGGTACTGCATATGACCAATAACCATGAGTGAGATATACCAAGACATACCAACATATGAAAACGGAAACTGGACCAGTACAAGTTTTGAATCCAGACAGGACTTCACAAACTTTGTATTCAGTGTTTTTAAAGAACCTGGAAAATACAACTTCAACAGTACAACAAATGAAATATTCATATCTGAATCTACAAAGTTTAGAAAAGATGGAGTATACTGTGTTGCTCCCTTTAAGTCAAGAGACTTTATAAGTTACTGGGATGACCAGAAGTTAAAATGTAGAAAAGGTATTATTGTAAAAGACGGTGAAGACACTTGGTTTGTAGCCAGAGAATATTACATGTGGTTAAACTTTCTACCAATCTTTGATAAAGAACAACAGAAGTTTGACTTTGCTAAGATCCGGGATGCACAGTACCACATGGCATTATATGAGTTACTAGCAGAACTTAACTATAAACATTCTGCTATTCTAAAAAAACGTCAGATTGCATCATCTTATTACCATATGGCTAAGTTTATAAACCAGCAGTGGTTTGAAGCCGGTATTACACTTAAAATTGGAGCCAGTCTTAAAGATTATATCAATGAGAAAGGTTCTTGGAAATTCTTAGATGAGTATGCAGCATTTTTAAATGAACATACAGCTTGGTACCGTCCAATGAATCCAAGTAAAGTAATGATGTGGCAACAGAAGATTGAGGTAAGAAAAGGAGACAGAAAAACAGAAGTAGGTCTTAAAGGTACTATACAAGGTATGTCATTTGAGAAAGATCCAACAAATGGTGTAGGGGGTCCGGTTAAGTACTTCTTTCATGAAGAGGCCGGGATTGCACCAAAGATGGATCAGACATTTGGTTATATTAAACCAGCCCTTAAATCAGGACTTATTACTACAGGTATGTTTATAGCTGCCGGATCCGTGGGAGATTTAGCTCAATGTGGTCCACTAAAAGACATGATCTTAAAACCTGACGGTAATGATATATACTCAGTAGAAACAGATCTAATAGATAAAAAAGGTACTACAGGTAGAACAGGTTTATTTATTCCAGAACAATGGTCAATGCCCCCTTGTATTGATGACTATGGTAATAGTTTAGTTGAGCAAGCTTTAGATTATCTAGATAAGTATTTTGAAGAATGTAAAAAGAACATGACTCCAGAAGCTTATCAGTTAGAACTTTCTCAGCATCCGAGAAATATAGAGGAAGCTTTTGCTAACAGAAGTGTATCTGTATTTCCTGCACATCTACTTACAGCACAAGAAAGAAGAATAGAAGATAAAGAATATGCTTATGAATTCTTAGATATATCTACAGATGCTGATGGTAAACCTACTGTAAAAACAAGTTATAAGAGACCTATTATGGAGTTCCCTATAAACAAGAAAACTGAAGATAAAACTGGTTGTCTTGTAGTATGGGAAAGACCAATAAAAGATCCAACATTTGGACAGTATTATGCTTCTATTGACCCTGTAGGTGAAGGTAAGACAACTACTTCAGAATCATTATGTTCTATCTATATAATGAAAGCTCCGGTAGAAGTTACTAAAGTAACTGGTACAGAAACAGAAACTTATATAGAACCAGATAAACTAGTAGCAGCTTGGTGTGGTAGATATGATGATATCAATAGAACCCATCAGCAGTTAGAACTTATTATAGAATGGTATAATGCCTGGACACTAGTAGAGAATAACATCTCTTTATTTATTCAGTATATGATATCTAGAAAGAAACAAAGATATCTTGTGCCTAAGAGTCAGATTATGTTCTTGAAAGATTTAGGATCTAATACTAATGTATTCCAGGAGTATGGTTGGAAAAATACAGGTACTTTATTCAAAGCACATTTAATAAGTTATGCTATTGAATACACTAGAGAAGAATTAGATGTAGAGACTAAACCTGATGGCACAATTGTAAGAACCAAGTATGGTATAGAAAGAATTCCAGATCCAATGTTAATCAAAGAAATGAGAGAA